CAGCAGTAAGCGAATAGCTAGGGTTAAAAGCCCTAGCCTTCTTTACGGAAAATAGAAATGGCAAAAACAATTAAAATTAATGAAAATTTTTCTTTGAATTATAGCAGTCGTGAAGCAGACAGCAGTAATACTGTTATGGACTGGAATCAACTTTGATAATCCTAAAGATGATTGTATTATAATTTACAGATTAAACACTTGGCTAAAAGCCATTGGCAGAATAGATATTGAAGTTGTGTCTAAAGAAAATATTAAAGGACTAAAGTAATGGTAACAAAACCCTTTGACTTAAGTAAATTTCGAAAAGCTCTAACCAAGAGTATTGATGGTCTTGGTGTAGGGTTTAATGACCCTACAGATTGGATCAGTACAGGTAATTTCGCACTTAACTATCTTATTAGTGGAGATTTCCACAAAGGTATCCCACTAGGAAAAGTCACTGTATTTGCAGGTGAAAGTGGAGCAGGCAAGAGTTATATTTGCTCTGGTAATATTATTAAACATGCTCAGTCGCAAGGTATATATGTTGTACTAATTGATAGCGAAAACGCACTAGATCAATCTTGGTTAGATGCCTTAGGAGTAGACACATCCGAAAATAAACTTCTTAAACTTAATATGGCAATGATCGACGATGTTGCTAAAACTATTAATGAATTTATGAAAGAATACAAGGCTATGCCGGAAGAGGATAGGCCTAAAGTTTTATTTGTTATTGATAGTTTGGGTATGTTATTAACACCTACGGATGTGAATCAATTCGAAGCAGGCGACCTTAAAGGTGATATGGGCCGTAAACCTAAGGCATTAACAGCCTTAGTGCGAAATTGCGTTAATATGTTTGGTAGTCATAATATTGGTTTAGTTGCTACTAATCATACCTATGCGAGCCAAGATATGTTTGATCCTGATGATAAAATTAGCGGAGGTCAAGGCTTTATTTACGCAAGCGCAATTGTAGTAGCAATGCGTAAATTAAAGTTAAAGATTGATGAAGATGGAAATAAAACTAGTCAGATACATGGTATTCGTGCTTCTTGTAAAATAATGAAAACTAGATATGCTAAACCGTTTGAAACTATGGAGGTAGAAATTCCTTACAAGACAGGGATGAACTCAGAAAGTGGTCTAGTAGATTTATTTGTAAAATTAGGTTTATTAGTACAACAAGGAAATAGACTTAAATTTGTAGATAGCTCAGGTAAAGAACATTTATATTACAGAAAAGAATGGAAAGATGATAAATTACATATGATAATGGAAGACTTCCACAATCATAAAAAATTAACAATAGGATCAACAGAGGAGATTATAGAAAATGAATGAAAACCAAATTGCCGACATTTGGATGCTTTTTAAGGAATTCATTGATAAAAAAACTATAGAAGCTGTAGCAGAACGGTATGTAGATCTGTTAGCTGATTTAGGTGTATCAGACAAGGTAATGGAGTCAGCTACTGGTGTTGACGAAGATTTAGATACTGCAATAGATTATTATCTAGATCAAGGCAATGAAGAAGATACAGATTACGAAGAAAATAACTGGAACTACGAAGACGACGAATGAATTGGTATTCAAAGATCTCTAAAGATATTGGGTATATTCCAGATGCAATAGAATACTATGACATTGAATTACAGGCAGCAAGAAATGATAGCCGTATAACAGGTAATATAGAAAAAGCAGCTGCCAATATGCCTGGTATTGTTGAGCATAGATTTGGGCAACTTCAAGAAATTGAAGCTATTTTAGAATATTTACATATCGAACTAAGACGATTGAAAAGTCGTAATTTTCGTAAATACTTAGAAAATTATCAAAGAGCATTAAGCAGTCGTGATTGTGAGAAATTTGTTGAAGGCGAAGATGATGTTATTGACTTTGAAAAAATCATAAATGAGTTCGCATTGATTCGTAATAAATGGTTAGGTATAACTAAAGCACTTGACCAAAAACAGTGGATGCTAACCAACATTGTTAAACTCAGAGTTGCAGGTATGGAAGATGCTAAATTGTAAATACCCTGATGAATATTGTACTGGTAACTGGAGGATTTGATCCATTACATTCGGGTCATCTAAATTATTTTAAAGAAGCTGCAAAGTTAGGCGACCAATTAATAGTAGGTGTAAACAGTGATGCTTGGCTGACTCGTAAAAAGGGTCAGCCTTTTTTACCGTGTTGGGAACGTATGGAGATTATACGTAATCTTTGTATGGTCGATAAGGTTATAACTTTTGAAGATGAAGATAATAGTGCTATACAGGCTATTGCTATAGTCAAACAATTGTATCCTCAAAAACATCACTTAATTTTTGCTAATGGTGGAGACCGAACAAGAAATAATATACCCGAAATGATATTTGACGATGTAGAATTTGTTTTTGGAGTAGGAGGTGAAGAAAAACAAAATTCAAGTAGAGACATCTTGGAAAAATGGAAGCACACAACCGTAAAACGTCCATGGGGTGATTGGTATATTTTAGAACAACAAGACAGATACAAGATTAAAAAATTAATAATAAATCCATTTAGTCAACTAAGTATGCAGAGACATAAACATAGAGCAGAACATTGGTATGTATTGCAGGGTCAATGTACAATAAAAACTGAATATCAAAATAATCTAAATATAATAACTAAAAATCAGAACGAAACATACTTTATAGGACAAGGAGTATGGCATCAAGGTCAAAACACAACAGATAAACCTTGTCATATTTTAGAAGTCCAATTAGGTGAAAAATGTGAAGAAGAGGATATAGAACGAAAATGATTAAAGTTTTTATTGGCTACGATAAACGAGAAATAGTGGCTTATCACGTCTGTTCTAATAGTATTATACGGCAATCTTCTAATCCATTATCAATTAGCCCTCTTGCTTTAAATCTTCTCAAGGATTATAAAGAGGTACATACTGATGGTAGTAATCATTTCATTTATAGCAGATTTTTAGTTCCATATCTTATGAATTTTGAAGGCTGGGCCATTTTTATAGATGGTGATATGATTTTACGAGATGATATTACACAATTATGGAATTTAAAACAACCTAACCTGGCTGTACAAGTAGTAAAACATAATTACAAAACTAAACTACCAATAAAATATTTAGGTGCTAAAAATGAAGACTATCCTTGTAAAAATTGGTCTAGTGTCATTATTTGGAACTGCGCACATCCAAAAAATAAAATTTTAACTCCTGCATTTATAGAAGCATCTACAGGAGCACAACTACATAGATTTACTTGGTTAAATGAAGAAGAAATAGGAGAGTTGCCTATTGAATGGAATTGGTTACCCGATGAATTTGGTTGTAACGATGCAGCTAAATTATTGCATTTTACATTAGGATTACCTGGCTTTTATGAATTTACTGCATCTCCTATGGCTCACGAATGGCACGCAGAAAAAATATTAACTAATTATTGCGAGCAACCTAAGCTCAAATGACATCAGATATAGAAAAATTATTAATAGAGGGATCAAAAAATGCTCTAACTTCAGACTTAAATGATTTAACAAAACCATTACTAGTTAGGGGAGTAGCCAGCAGAAAAGCTATTATTAAGTGTAAATCTCAGAATAGAGATTTTTATTATATGGATACAGGATATTTTGGAAATTTTGTTAATAAGGAAAATCCTGTCGGTAAAAAAATTTACCATAGAGTGGTTAAGAATGAACTACAACATATTTCCATTCGACCTGCTCCCGAAAAACGCTGGCTAGATCTAATAAGTAACGATAAAAGATTGTTATTTCCAGGTTGGAAAAAAGAAGGTAAAAATATTTTACTCATAGTTCCTAATAACAAATCTTGTAAATTTTATGGAGAAGAATTATCTTATTGGCTAGACCAAACATTAAGGTCAATAAAAACTTATACTAATCGACCTATTGTTATAAGAAAAAAATTAAGCAGATCAAATCGGACGCTTATAGATTCAATATATAATGCTCTAGACAGAGATGTATTTGCTACTGTTGTTTTTAACAGTATTGCAGCTATTGAATCAATTAATTATGGTATTCCTGCTTTTTATTCTGTACCTTGTAGTGCCGGTCCTTTAGGACTACAAGATATTTCAAAAATAAATAATCCTTTTTATCCGGACCCGGAATTAATATATAAGCAATGCTGTAATTTAGCTAATAATCAATTTACTGTAAATGAGATGAAAAATGGATATGCATGGAAAATCTTAAATGAAACTTATATTAAATGACCGTGAACTTTTAGACTTTTTATATGATTACTATACTACAAATATGAAATCCTATGTGTTTCCAAAGATAGATTTTACATTGTTGAATAGCTATCGAATTAAAATGAAAGATATCGCACATAAAATAAGATGCGAGCATAATTTTTATGCAGAATCCGAATACAAAAAAATTAAAAAAAAATGTTTTAATTATGCCGAAGCTGACCTTGTAAATTGGTTGAACACTATTAGAGAAATAATAGACAAAAGAAAATATGCATACCGAACTTTTCTTAAAAAAAATTTACATAGTGTAATAGATAAAATTGGAAAACAAAGAGTATATGACATTTATAGATATCATAAAAAAAGCAATTTTGTTAAAACATTAGGATTGAAAATCGATAGAAAAGCAGAATTTATTCGTAGACAGGAGTATAACAATTTATCAGAACCTTGCTTAATACG